TGTTTGTGGAGTACAACCAATGTCTGGACCAACAGGTCTAATCTTCGCAATGAAGTCACACTATACTAGTCAAACTGGTACAGAGGCTTTATTCAACGAAGCAGACACTGATTTCTCAGGTGCAGGTACACATGCTGGAGCTAATCCAGTAGATGGTACTTACACTACAGGAACAGGTGTATCTACAAGCACTGCAGAAGGGTTTGGAGACAGCACTACACTAAACGAAATGGCATTCTCAATCGAGAAGACAACTGTTACGGCTAAGTCCAGAGCATTAAAAGCTCAGTACACCGTAGAACTTGCTCAAGATTTGAAAGCCGTTCATGGTCTAGATGCAGAATCCGAGCTAAGTAATATCCTTTCACAGGAAATACTTGCAGAGATTAACCGTGAGGTTATTAGAACAATCTACAAAGTAGCAAAAACAGGCTCAGCCTCAACTGCTACAGCTGGAACATTCGATTTAGATGTCGACAGTAACGGTAGATGGTCAGTAGAAAGATTTAAAGGTCTTTTATTCAATATCGAGCGTGATGCTAATGTTATAGCACAAGACACAAGGCGTGGAAAAGGTAACTTCATCATCTGTTCATCAGATGTTGCTAGTGCTCTTTCAATGTCAGGCGTACTTGACTATGCACCAGCTTTATCAACTAATTTAAATGTTGATGACACAGGTAATACATTTGCTGGTGTATTAAACGGCCGTTATAGAGTTTACATAGACCCTTATTCAGCAAACACAGGAGCTGCTAGCCAGTTCTATGTTGTTGGTTATAAAGGCACAAGCCCTTATGACGCTGGTCTATTCTATTGTCCGTATGTCCCACTACAAATGGTAAGGGCTATTGACCCAAGCACATTCCAACCTAAAATTGGTTTCAAAACTAGGTATGGCATGATCGCTAACCCATTCGTAATGCAGTCAAACGGAACTACTGATGCAGACACATTTACTGCAGACCGTAACCAGTACTACAGATCTGTTAAAGTTACAAACTTAATGTAATTTTAGATCTTTCGGATTACCGAATTAAAGCGGGCTACTAAGTAGCCCGTTTTTTTATCTGAACGATTATTTTTGGTTGACGAACTCGTATAATTCTTTGGCCACTTCTATTACATCAGATGCTGATATAGTATTAGTAGGTAAGTATTTCAAGTCCTGGGGATTGTGTTCATTATGTAAGAAAATAGCGTCTGCTTTTCTTGTATAATTATCTTGTAACAAGCCTTGCGCTTGTCCTAGTAAGTCGGCTCGTATCTCGAACCCTGATTTATTATCACTCATTTTATTCTCCTGTGTGTATGTGTGTTGTCCTTATGGACATTTTTATTTATAAGAAAGGTATTCGTCCTTATTTACTTCTGGTTAGATATAAACTATTATAAATACTATTACATAACGGAGGTTTTATGGCTTACTCAGATAAAGTAGTAAAAAGATTTGAAGAGGTAACAAATAACCCACAAGCACATGGCGTAGGTAGGTTCGATCCTACTGATCCTAATGTAGCTACAGGCTTAACAGGCGCCCCAGCATGTGGAGATGTTATGAAGTTAGATTTAAAACTTGATCCTGAAACAGATGAAATTTTAGATGTCAAGTTTAAAACATACGGGTGTGGTAGTGCTATTGCTAGTTCTAGCATGTTCGTGGAAATGTTAAAAGGTAAAACAATAGAAGAGGCAAAACTTATTAAAGATAAAGAAATTGCTGACGCGCTTGAATTGCCACCTATTAAGATACATTGTTCTGTATTAGCAGAAGATAGTATCCAAAGAGCAATTAAAGATTGGGAAGAAAAGAAGGCTGGTCGTAATACTACATGGTTAGAACAAATGACTATGCCTAAAGACGAGGCACACATATGATAGAATGGACTGATGAGGCTTTAGAACAAGTGGTTAATAGAATAGAATCTAGAAAATCACCTGGTGTAAGACTAGCTTTGTTAGGCGGTGGGTGTGCAGGTTTTAAATATGATTTTAGTTACGCTGATGGACCTAGGACTGAACAGGACATAGAGTTAGACTTTGGCAAATTCAAAATGTGGATTTGTCCAATGTCAGAAGGCTACTTAGATGGTACAGTTATAGGATGGCGAGTAGATGGTTTACAGGAGGAGTTCACATTTTGGAACCCAATGGAATCTGCTTCTTGCGGTTGTGGAGAAAGTGTAGGATTTTAATTATGGAGTTACAAAATGGCAAAGAAAAATTGGGCAAAAATAACCCACACTGGTGTCAAGAAATCGACATCACAAGGAACAGGTGGTAGAGGAAGAAAAGTAAAAATTTCTACTTCTACGATGAATAAAAACAAAAGACGATCTTATAAAAGGTATAGAGGACAAGGTAAATGACAACAACTAATATTACGAATGTTTCAGAAGCATCGTGGAGTAATGCTAACCCTAATGAGTTAGATTATTTGCGTCCTAACGCATTTAAATTTCAGATACATAACATTCCTAATACAAGTTACTTCTGTAACGCAGCAAACATTCCTGAGATGAATTTACAACCTGCGATACAGCCTAATCCTTTAGTTGATATAGGCCATCCTGGAGACAAAATAGAATTTGGTACTTTAATGATACGATTCCTCATACAAGAGGACATGAAAAATTATAAAGAACTATATGACTGGCTGGTTGGCCTAGGTTTTCCAAAAGATCACAAACAATTTGCAGAATATACAAAAACACAGGAATATAGGTTCCCAGATATATCTCCTGATTCGCAACAAGGGCTGGGACAGTATAGTGATGCAACATTAACATTGCTAGACTCAAACAATAACGCAAAAATATTATTTAGATTCGTCGATGCGTTTCCTATCAGTTTACAAGGGTTAGATTTTGAGATTGTAACAGGATCTACAGATTATATGATAGGTGTAGCTATGTTTAAGTATAGCTACTTTGACATCGAAGTATTATAATACCAAAAGGTACAACAAACTGTTGACTCTTACATATACAGAGTCTATAATGTATATATTATGATAACTCTACAAGAATTACAAGAAATGTGGCAGGCAGACTGTAAGGTTGATGAACTTAACCTAGGACAGGAGTCTACACGCATACCAGAACTACATTCCAAATATCTTAACCACTTAACTACATTAAGATTACAATGTAGGAGAGCCCAAAGTGAATTATATAAGATGAGAAGGCTAAAGTGGAAATATTATCGAGGAGAGTTGGACCAAAAAGAATTAAACGAAAAAGGCTGGGATCAGTACTTAGGTAATGCTCCACTTAATAATCAGATGAATGAGTTTTTGGATACAGACGAAGATGTTATTAAATTAACCGATAAATTGGAGTATTTAAACACCTGTATGTCCCTATGTGAGGGTGTTATGAAGTCGATTTCTAGCCGTTCTTTTGATATTAAAAATGCAATTGAGTGGACCAAGTTTACAAACGGCTCTTATTAGTGCAAAAAATTTGGCCGACCTCGAGGAGCAAAAAAAGTTGATAAAAATTTCCAAGAAAGACGAAGTACATATTAATATAGATACAGACGCAAGTACTGCACAGGAAATATGTGACTTCTTTACTTTCGAAGTTCCAGGAGCTAGGTTTATGCCTCTCTATAAGAAGAGAGTATGGGACGGTAAGGCAAGACTGTTTAATATATACAACAAAGAATTATACATAGGGCTGTTACCTTACTTAAAAGAGTTTGCTGACACCTTAGAGTATGATATAGAAGTAAACATGCCTGATATAGGCGAAGACATAGACATTGAACGATTCACTAATGAACTGAGGTTACAAGCAAATGGAAAAGACATCGAAATTAGAGACTATCAGAAAGAAGCAGTTACAAAGGCGATTAATACTGGACGAACTTTACTCTTATCTCCTACTGCTAGCGGGAAGTCTCTCATTATATATTCTCTTATTCGTTATCATCAACTAAAAGGTAGGAAGCAGTTAATTATTGTTCCTACTACATCGTTGGTAGAACAAATGTACGGAGACTTTGCAGATTATTCTACAAAGAATGGCTGGAGAGTTTCCGAGAACTGCCACAGAATATATGGTGGTAAAGAAAAAACAAATGAATACCCTATAACAATAAGCACATGGCAATCTATATACAAGTATCCTAAGAAATGGTTTGAACAATTTGATGTGGTGTATGGAGATGAGGCTCACTTGTTTAAGGCAAAGTCTTTAACAACATTAATGAACAAACTTACTAATACACCTTTTAGAGTAGGAACAACAGGTACATTAGATGGCACAAAAACACATAGGTTAGTATTAGAAGGTGTGTTTGGCCAAGTACATAAGGTTACTACAACTAAAAAATTAATGGACACTAATCAATTAGCAACATTAAAGATTGTATGTTGTATGATTAACTGGAAAGACGCACACAGAAAAGAAGTTAAGGGTATGACTTACCAAGAAGAAATAGATTGGATAGTAACACACCCAGATCGTAATGAAATTATAAAAAATATAACTATAGCACAAGAAGGTAATACACTTGTTCTATTTCAATTTGTAGAAAAACATGGTACAGTTTTATATGAAATGATAAGTAAATCTGTAAAAGAAAATAGAAAAGTTTTCTTTGTATATGGAGGCACAGATACAGAAGTCAGAGAAGAAATAAGAGCCATCACAGAGAAACAAGACGATGCTATTATTATTGCCTCGTATGGTACATTTTCAACAGGCATAAATATAAGGAACCTACATAATATTGTATTTGCCTCACCTAGTAAAAGTAGAATTAGAAACTTACAAAGTATAGGAAGAGGCCTTCGTAAAGGAGACAATAAGGTTGCTTGTAATCTTTTTGACATTGGTGATGATTTAACTTGGAAGTCTAAAAAGAACTATACAATGAACCATTTAATAGAGAGGATCAAGATTTATAATGAAGAGGGCTTCAATTATAAACTTGTTAAAATAGATGTCTGAAATAAGTATTATTAAATTAATGGACGGCTCTACAATCGTAGGTAAATTAACAATAACAAACGACATTGTAGAAATAGAACACCCAATAGAATTGGTTTCCAATATAACACCTATAGGCAGTATATTAGGAGAGCAAATTAATCTTAGGCCTTGGGTGGCTATTGCAGAAGAACACATATTCACAATAGATAGATACAATGTTATTACAGTAGCATCTCTACAGGAGAATTTCATACAAGGTTATGAAAGAATGGTAGAACATATCTATTTTGGAGAGGACAAATGGGAAGGAAGTTTATTAGAAAAAGAAGGTGAACTTCCTACTGAAGAAGATTTAGAAACAATATCAGACTATGCAGAAGCAATACTGAAAAAACAAATACATTAGGAGTATATTATGGCAAAAAGGCGTGATCCAAATTCGGCTCACTATATAGACAACAAAGAATTCCTTGCTAGGATTTCTGAATATAGAGAGTTAAGACTTGAAGCAGAAGAGAGTGGCGAGGAGAGGCCACAAGTAACTAATTATATAGGAGAGTGCTTTGTTAAAATTGCAAACCACTTAGCTTATAAATCTAACTTTGTAAATTATACATTTAGAGATGAAATGATTTTAGATGGTATTGAAAACTGTCTTACATATATGGATAACTTTGATCCTGCAAAATCTAAAAATCCTTTTGCATACTTTACACAAATCACATACTACGCATTCGTAAGGCGTATCCAAAAAGAAAAAAGACAAATGGAAACTAAGTTCAAGTATATTAAGAGCTTGGACATAGATCAAATCTTAGAACAAAGTGCAGACGGAAGTGAACATTCAAACGACTACTTATCATATATGAGAAATATGATTGAGCAAGCAGAGGCAGATAATTTAGCAGCAGACAAAGCTAATGAAGGTAAGAAAATGCCTAAGCGTCGTCCCAAATATTTAGACGAAAAAATTAAAGCAGAAGAGGCAAAACGGTCAACCAAAAGCGCTAAATAGTTCTTGAAATGTGGTTAGGCTGTATATATAATATCATACTATGAAACTCAGGTACTCAGAAGCATTCTATAGCATACAAGGCGAAGGAAGGTTCGTCGGAGTTCCAAGCATTTTTCTTAGAGTGTTTGGTTGTAATTTTGAATGCGCTGGCTTTGGACAAGAAAGAGGTAAGTTTATCGCTACAGATAAAATGCCTTATATGGTAGATCCTAAAGCAGACAAAACACACCCAGAGGCATACACTAGCATAGATCAACTACCAGTTACACCTGTAGGTTGTGATAGTTCTGCATCTTGGGCTATGAAATACAAACATTTACAAATGACTAAGAAAGTTGATGAGGTGTTTGAACATATTATTAGTCTATTACCTAACAGAAGATTTGACGAGAAAGAAGATATACATTTGGTTATTACAGGCGGTGAACCTTTACTAGGTTGGCAAAGAGTATGGCCTGAATTAATTAAAATGTGTATGGAAGTAGGCTTGAAAAATGTTACATTCGAAACTAATGGTACACAGATAGTTAAAGAAGAACTAGCATTCTTTTTTAATTCAGAACCAGATGTACATGTAACATGGAGTACCTCACCTAAGTTAAGTATTAGTGGTGAGGCAAGAGAAGAGGCTCTAAACCCTGAATCCTTACTCTCTATGAATAAGGTTTTAAACAGTCATCTATATAATAAATTTGTCGTTAGAGATATAGAAGACTTTGATGAAGTAGATATATTTGTTTCTACTTACAAGGAGAATGGCGTAATATTAGATCAAGTCTATTGTATGCCTGAAGGAGCCACATTAGAACAACAACATTTAACGGCAAGAGGTGTTGCAGATGCTTGTATGAACACAGGGTACAAATATAGTCCTAGGTTACATATAGATCTATTTGGCAATGCTTGGGGTACTTAATATGAAATGGTGGGAAACATTATGGAAACAAAATCCTGAAACGGATATTGACACATTTAAAGAACCAGATCCAGATGAATTAAATATAGACAATGCTTATAAGACAAGATGGATTTGGTATCATACAATATTAGCAGGTGAATTATTATTGGTAGTTATTATACAACTTTGTATATTACTATTATTGGCGGTGAAACTATGACGGGTGACGCAACGAAACTTTATATATCATGGGAAGATGTTAATGAATTAGTTTTCAAATTATATAAAGAACTAAAGGATCAAGATATAGACAAAGTGGTAGGCATATCAAGAGGTGGATTAATACCTGGTGTTATGCTTTCACATTGGCTAAATGCTGGCTTTGAACCACTTGAATGGCAAACTAGAGATGGTGAGTTTCAAGATAGAATTAAAGCTAACGGATTTAACAAAAATTTAAAGGGCACTATTTTTGTTGATGATATATGTGATAGTGCCTTAACAATAAAACAGATCAAGGAAATTATTCCTAACAGCAGGTGGGCTGTATTACACCAAAAAGCAGACATAGAGCTTGACTTTGTAGGCGAAAGACTGCATAATAACGACAAAAGATGGATAGTTTACCCTTGGGAAACATAATCTCATACAGGAGACAAAATGATTAGTAAAGAAATAATAGCAAGACTAAAGGACAAAGGCAAACGCTTTTATGCTGGTGATAACATATCAGAAGTCCTAGAGCCTGGCGACAAGGAGAAACTAATTGACGAACTACAAGGCAAGTTCCATGAAGTTCTAAAGTCATTAGTTATTGATACTCAAAACGATCCTAACAGTATAGACACACCTAGGCGATTAGCTAAGATGTATGTTAATGAAATCATGTCAGGTAGGTATAACACTATGCCTAATCCTAATGCTTTTCCTAATTATGTGGAAGGCGGATATGAAGGCATGTTGGTAGTGAGAAGTGAATTGAAAAGTATGTGTTCACATCATCACCAACCTGTTACAGGTATTGCATACATAGGAATAATTGCTGGTGATAAACTATTAGGTTTATCCAAATACACAAGGATAGCACAATGGTGTGCTAGACGAGGCACATTACAAGAAGAACTTAATGTAATGATAGCAAATGAAATCCAGGAACAATGTGAAACAGAACATGTAGGAGTCTATATACAGGCAACACATGGTTGTTGCGAGAACAGAGGCATAATGGCACATAGTTCTTTAACACAGACAACTGT